CTACAGGGAACACTTGGTCCGCAATGAAGTTAGAAGGCTCTTGGTTGAAAGCGATTGTCAGGTTGGTCAATGGCTGGTCAATGTGAACAGCACTAGGAGTCAAAAGAGGCATATTAGTTTTCCTTAATTATGCTTAGGCTGCGAGGTTGCCGCCAGTGATAAATTCGATACGCATGATCTGACCGACTACAGCATCTTCGAGAGCGTAGCCCAAGACAACATCGTCAGTAGCAGCCAAAAGGGCAGTACCAGTTGCGGACGATTGTACTTGGTCACCAGCAGTAATTGTACCACCAGCTTCAACCATATAACCACCAGAGACGGTTACTGTAGCAGCTTGGCCAACATTAGGGTTATTGCTCAGGATACCAATGGCATTGCCACCAGCAGCAGCAGTTACGTCAACCTGACCATCAGCGGCAAGAGAAACGAATTTGAATTGTGCAGCAGTAAGATCACTACCAGCTACGAAAGTGCGTGTGTCACGCGAAAGCATGGTCGCCATGTTTATTATTCCTTGTCTTTGTAGGATTTGTTAATAAGTGCTTTACCTTCAGCGGTCTTAGCAACTTCAGCGTAGGCTTTGTAGGTGTCTACCTTGTGCTCATCAGCATAAGACTTAACCATGTGGTCTAGCTTTTCTTTGGGGGAAGTAAATTCGCCATCTGTGGCAGACTTACCAAGTTCTTGCATCTTGTCCTCAAATGCTTTATCAGCAGCCATAAGGGCTTCCATGAGGGCTTCTACATCGTCCATCTTCGCTACAGCAGAGATCAAGCCTTTAGCTACAGCAGTGTCAAAGTGAGGCAGGGTAGCTTCAGCTTTCTTGGTGAGTTCTGCATCGGCTTTTTCAACTTCAGCCAACTCAAGGGCTTTCAGAATAGGTGCTGGGATGTCAGCTTTGTTGATCTTTTCACCACTGTACTCTACGTACTCAACAGGTGCAGCCTTTTCGATGGTGTCAGCTTTGATGACATACCCACCGTCCAACAGACCCTTACGCAGGCGTTCGTTTTCAGCTTTGAGTGTTTCTACATCATCAAAAGACTTCATAAGGGCATCCATTGCGGTCTTACGATCACAGCCTTTAGCCTTCATGTATTCTTTAATCTTGGCGTCCATCTCAGGGGCCATCTTTTCTGTTTCTTCTGTCATGGTATCTCCATTGAGAGCTTTGTAGATAGGAGCTTTAGCCATCTGGTTAGCTCCCTTAGGAACTAAACTCAATTCGTCTAGCTCTAGGTTAATAAGTTCAGTGGGCATTAGAACTCCTGTTTCTGGGCGCGGCCCCCAATGCTAAATTCCGCGTATTCACCAGACTTGACTTTTTCCCAAAGGGCATCATCAGTTACATGGTAACCAGTGATCCAACCCTCCTTGTCAGACTGGATTCCTAGTGCTGCACAAATATCTTTGCTCATGGGGAATGAGTGGACAATCTGCCCTACCTGCTCACCTGAGTGGTTGAGTTTTCCAACTCGTACACCCTTCATAAACTCATTGATTGCTTTGTGTAGCGTATCTGTTTTGATGACATCACCTTGTAGGTCTACTACAAGCTCACCTTTGTGAGTTGTGACAGAACCCCAACCAAATATGATTCGTTGGTCCTCATCAATCTTTAGTACCTTAAAAGTACCGTGGCTTTGTTTTTCCACTACAAACTCCATAATGGCTTCTACTACTGCTTGAAGTGCATACTCCATAACCTCTTTACGGTCCATAGGAGCCTCAACAGAGCCTTCCTCAGCGTCCTCAGGTAGGTAGTATTCCAAATAAGCCTCGTGGCTCTCAGCGGGCATATATACAGCTTGTCCATCGTAGGTAGATACGTGAACTACACCATCTAGCCCCATGTCCATGCTACGGGCTTTAGCCTCACCTTCTGTGGTGAAGATGTCATTAGCGTAGCGAGCCTTAGAGATTGCACTGTAAGCAGCAGCCATAGCTTTTCCTTCGTCTTTGGTATCTGCGAATACAGAATTGAATACTTGTCGGAATTGACTTCTCTTGCCTTCGGGGATATTTGATGGTACATCACTAACGGAAGAATAAGGCATTAACCTACAACCTTTGCTAAGTAACCTTGGAAACTACCGAACACCACTGCGTTATTAGAGTCAGACTCAGCTATAATACGTATATCAGCGTTTCTAGGAATTATGATTGCAGGGTCTAGGTTGATATTCCAGTTACTACCTACAGAGTTAGCTGATGCAGCGGCCCCCTGAACAAACACCCTACCTGCTAGTCTGGTTTCTAGGTAGAAGTCTACAGCAGCAGCTTGCTTACCTGACACACCACCAAAGCCCCCTGTGAGGATGTAGTAGTCGGTGTCACTGAAGGTGGTAGCCCCCTTAAAGGACTCTTGAAACCCTAATGGGATGTCTATGTGTATCTTGGTGAGGTCTATAGGTACACCATTCGTCAAAGCAGTATTCTCATAAACTACAACACGACCTTGAAGCAGGCTACCGTTGTTGTTAATAACAACAGAGACCCTAGCCAAAGGAATAGGTAGAACCACTCTTGTCTGTCCATTAAGGTTTATAATCTGAGTTACAAAGGTGAACTTCTGATCGAACCCTGTACCCGTCACTGTGTGACCTTCGATGTATATTTCTTCCCCATCGGCTATAGAGCTAGAGGATATACTATCAATAGTGTTGGTAGATACATAAGTCTCATGGCTATTATTAACTGTCCAAACTGTAGCCATAGTGTCGGCATCGAGAGGGGCAGACTTACCAAACTTAATGAGAGACTTCGCTTTAGCATCTATAGACACCATATCACCGAAAGTACGGTAAATCTCCCTCTCTGCTTGGACTAATCTAGCCTCAGGAACTTCATAGTTCTTTCTGGACCAAGTAGTCATTTACCCTCTACCTCTTGTGCAGGTTCAGGAGGGTTAGCCTTAGCATTGGCAATCCTACGTTCAGCCTCAAGGTCAGCTTCATAAAGTTCCCTGTCCAAAGTAGGCAGTTCAGCGTTAGCCAAGAGTGCGTCTACAATATCAGGTTGTGAAGCTAGGTTAATATCTGCACCATTAAGGTTACGGAGATAACTACCCAATTCTTTAAGGTCATGCGGAGCAACATCACCAGCAATAATCTTAGGCATTAGCTTAGGGTCAAGGCCGTTCAAGTCCCAGAGCTTCTCCACCATTTGCTTATTAAGGACGTCTACGATTGTCTGGATGTAAGACTCAAGAGCACGTAGGAACAAGTCAGTCTTGGACTTAGAAAGGGCATAGGAGCCTGTACTACCACCGCCCAGCATAAGGAACTCAGATAGAACACTTCTTGCAATGTCATGCTGGTATCTCCGTACAATGGGGTCAATGTCAATGTTACGAGTGCCTGAAGAACTCATTAGCTCGATGTCTACAAGACGTTGGCCGCTAGGAGCGCCTTCTTTATCTGGGTAGTTGTCCGAAGGAAGTACAATGTAGCCTTGGTCGTTAAACTTTACGTCCCTAAGGATTTGTTGGATATTACCTAAGAAAGCCTTTTGATCTGCACTAGCATCAGCAGAGAGGTATTCAGCAGGCACACGAGCTACAGGGATACCTGCAAGTTCACGCTCTACAGCAATAGCTTCGATGGACTGAAGGTTGTTAAGGTACTTGTAGCTGGTATAAGCATTACGAAGAATACTACGACCAGAAGGATCATTGTTAATCACTGTGGTGCGGTAGTACAAAGCTTTGTTGGTAGGAATGAAGTGGGCACCATCTGAGAAGGCCATACCTGTGTCTTGGTACATACCTAAGATGTCACCAGTCTTCTGATCTACCTCAAAGCGAGAGACAGTCCAAGGAGCACGAGATGCCAGCTTACGGACACCAATACGGCCATCAGGAAACTTAGTCTTCTTCTTAGGGTTCAAGGTAGTCTGTGAAGACCTACGCTTATAAACCACCTCAAAGAAACTAAATCCAAACCCCAAGAAGCTAAGAGCCTCTGAGATGTGGTCGTCTAGGGTGTGTTCCATGTCCTCAAGTACAGACTCAACAAAGTCAGCTTCCGTCTTAGCCTGTTCACTATCGTCAGCAGGTTTAACCTTAAGGTCTACATCACGAAGGATTTGCTCTACAGCGTAGAGTACAGCACCAATGGTGGCATCGTTGTCCCGCATTTCCTGAAAGGTCTTAATGGCTTTCTTGCCACGAAGCTCAGGGAGGAACTCATCTGCACGGATTTGGCCGTTGTGTACGTTAGAGCCAGAAACCCCAAGGATTGACTTAGCCTTGCCTTCTGATAGGGTCTTGTCAACCATTACTAAGG